AGCAGCTTCTCACGACGTTCTGCGGCGTCTTGTCGCAACGGACGGGTCATGGCGCGCTAAGTGGACACGGGTGTCCGGTTGTTCAAGGGCTGTCTTGCCTTGAATGCGCAAGTCGCGCGCAAGCTGCGCCGCGAACGCCTTCGCGACGGAACATTTGGATATTGTCTGGAAGCCGGCTCAGGGGCCGGTGGTGCCGGTGGTCGGACTCGAACCGACACTCCTTGCGGAACCGGATTTTGAGTGCTGTGCGACTGCCGGGATTTCAGTGACTTGCGCGGCTTGCGGCGCTCTCGCGGCGCTCGGAAGAACGCGCGCCTGCACGCGGTTCTCGTTTCGAGGAACCTAGCATTGAGAACGTAAGCAGAACATTTTGCTTGCGCAGCACCTCAGGTTCGTGCGCTTCAGCATTGATGACGCCCGCTGAAGAGTATTTCCTGAGCGCCTCCGACAGCGCGTTTCCGAACGTCCCTCGCGCTTGGGATGGGCCATTGCTCATGCCAGTGCGCTTCGGCTGGATCCTCTGCATTCATTGCTGGGGATGCCGGCGGACCGTCGACTTCAACGGTCGCGATGTCTGCGCTCGTTTCCCGGAATGGCTGACCCGCCCGCGCCCCGTATGGGCGGCGGTCTTAAGATGCAGCGAGTGCGGCTCAAAGCGCCTCCAAATCCACGAACGCAACGACGCAGCGGCTCAGGGCGAATTCTTGGGCTTTGGCGCCCACCTGTCCTTGGCCGTTTCACTGTTAAGGCTCAGTGCCCGACTGGCCGAGGCGGGCTTAAGCCTCATGGATTTTCTGCCCTATCTGACAGACATACCGTCTCCAGATCAGTTGCACGCAGTTGGGCTAAGCGATGTAGCAGGGGCGCTGTCCGCAGGCGAACCGGCTCGGCGTGAAGCCTGAAGCGAGACTTCAGGGCCGCTTCATCCCCACCTCCATCCCCAGGTAAACGCGGCGGAACCACCACATCTAGCTGTCAAGCGAAATGTCATCGCTAGATGTGCGCGTCTTCACTTGGCGCCGGCATCCGGAACAGCGATAGAAGAGGGGCTGTGCAGTTCACTATGTTCTGCGAAGCTAAACGGCCAGAGGGTTTCGGGTGCAATCGGACACCCTCTGGCCATCCTCAGCAGCCCTGCGGGGCCTCTCATAAGGAAGCCGTTATATGGCAGCCCAAACTGCGCTCGTCCAGCCTAGCCTGGACCTAATTCCTCACGAGTATCAGGGCCAGATCGTCCGCCTGCGGTCCCGCGACGGATACGTTAATGCCACAGCCATGTGTAAAGCCGCAGGCAAGGCGATTGCCGACTACAATCGCCTCGAAACGACGAAGGACTTTCTGGCCGAGCTAAGTTCCGAGGTGGGGATTCCCATGGCGGAACTAATTCAATCAGTTAGCGGCGGAAACCCGGCCCTTCAGGGGACTTGGGTGCATCCCCAGGTCGCTATCAATCTTGCTCAATGGCTATCTGCTAAGTTCGCCGTCAGAGTGACCCAGTGGGTCTACGACTGGATGTCGGGCCTCTCGCCGGAAGCGGATGCGTGGCAAATGTTCCAGGAACGGATTTCGCTTGTCTACGACAGCGTGCCCGTGGGGTATTTCTGCATCTTCAAAGAGACGGCCGATCTCTACGCCACGATGTTGTCCAACGGGGCGACACTAGGGGCCAAAATGATCCTGGACATCAGCATCGGAGGGACGTGGGCCAGCCACTGGCGGGACGCCGGCCTTGAAGCTCGCTTCGGAGAGCGTCGGCAGTACCCTCACAACTATCCGATCCGATACCCCCAGGCGCTCTCCAACCCTCAGATGGCGAACTGCTATCCTGAGGCGGCTTTGATCGAGTTTCGACGCTGGATGCGCGAAGTCTATGTGCCGCACAAGCTACCTGCCTACTTGAAGAGCCTGGTCGCCCAGAAACGCCTGATGCCGCAAGCGGCGAACGATACGGTACAAGCTATCGAAAATAGCGCGCGAAATAGAACAGTGATGAAGCAACATCCGAGCCCAAGCCTGCCGTAACGCCGCCGGTTCATCACGAGAGACGGCAAAGACTGACCGAAGAAACCCCCGCCGGTGCAAGTGCCGGCGGGGGTTATCTTTTAGCCCGGCCTAGGCGGCAGTTCAGGCGGCGGCGGGCAACTCAGTCCCTTCATGCCGTTGTCGGCCGCCCAGCGGCACAGTCGCCCGACTGCATCCCACCCCCGCTCGCCCCAGCCTTCGACGGCGATGTCATGGGCGATGCCGGCGGCCTCGCTGCGCACCGCCTCGGCCGGCATGATCGGCTTGGCCTCAACGGCCAGGTCGGCACTCGGGGGGTAGATCACCGTCACGCGTTCCCTGCTCGCGCAGGCGGTGACAAGCAAGAGCGACGCGGCCAGCAGTGGGGCGAGCGTCAGGGATCGCAGAGACAGCATCGGTCCGTTCCTTTTCCAGTCGGGTATTGATCTTCAGGTCGGTCAGCCGCTGGTCGGCCGCCCGATCGCGGGCCGCCGCGTCCGTGGCGCGGGCTTGGGCGTTTGCGGCCTGGACGGCGCGCTCTTGCCTGGCGCGCTCGCGGCCGCCCGCCGTGGCGGACCACCAGATCAGGACGATCATCAGCAGCAGACAGATCGCCGCCAACGCCCAGCCAGCGGCGGTCAGGGTGCGGAACGCTTCCTTCATCGCGCCAGCTCCCAATGAGGGCTGTCCGTCTCGCCCCGCTCGCGCGGCTTGCCGTTGCGGTTCCAGTCGGCGCCCCAGCGGATCGGGACGCCCAGCTCGGCCGACGCCGCGAACATGGCCTGGGCGATGGCGTCGAACTTCGGGAACCGCACCGGCCCCTCCCAGTCCACCGGGAACGGGATCAGATCGACGGCGTGGCCATAGCCCGTCTGCGCGTTGACGAAGTGGTTGCTAGTCAGCGTCCAGGTGACCTTGGGGCCGGGCTTCGTGCGGCCCTGCGCATAAAGCTCGCGCTGGCGCCGCGGCGTGCGAACGCCCTCCAGCACAGAGAAGTCGACGGTGGATAGCTGGATGGCCCGCTCGACCACGCGGATCAGATCCGGGTGAACGCCAGCGAGCCGGGCGCGCGATTGCGCACCAAGGCGAAAGGCCATGATGGTCTCCAGTTCAGATATTGTGGTTAGGCTTGCTGGACTCAGCGCCGCGAGGCGCCGCTAATGCGGGCTTCAATAAGGAGGTCCGCATGCCAGCCAAATTCGTGATGCTGCCGTCGCAGACGGGTAGCACCATTGTCGATGCTCACAGGGTGGTCTCGGCTCGAGAAAGCCCTCTTGGGACCATCCTCACGACGGCCGAGCGCGTTGATATCGAGGTGACTGAACGCTTGGACGCGGTGCGCGCCATCCTCGGAACACTACGCTTTCAAGCGGTAGCGGGCGGGCTGGTCGTTTGGTTCAATCACCGATACCTCGACTTTGCATCTCTGAAAGACGCTGGCGGCGCTACCCTTTCTTTCGGCGGGGGGTCCGTCGTCCAGGCTGACGATGTTCCAGGCGAGACCCTTGTCGAGCTTCTAACTCGGCTAGAGACTGAGATGGGCCAAAGCTGATCGAGGTCGCACGGACGCTCAGCACGCCGTCAGCATAGGCCCAGCCATCGGGTAAGGCTTCGTTCTTCAACTGGCTCTCCAGTTCAGATTGTCAGGGGGATGGCTCGCTGGATGGACAGGCCCGTCGATCGGACCTAAGACCGCCGTTCAGTGAAAGGAGGTGGGCATGTCCAGACGGCGGCGCAAACGTGCCGACTGGCTTTGGGAGGCAGGCCTGATCGCCCTGTGTCTGGCGATCTTCGGCGCGGCCTACTGGCTGGCGGTCGGTCGATACGAAGCCCTGATCACGCTGCCGTAAGCAGCACGGCTACGATGATCAGGATGACAGCGACGGCCCCGGCCATCATGCACAGCCGCACACAGCGGCAAGGCTCGCGCTCGCTGGCGGATCGTCCGTGGGGTTCGGGCGGCAGGGCGAAGGCCATCTCCGCGACCGCCTGATCCGAGACGCGGCGGCGAACGGCGAACCCGAGCAGCCGTTCCGTCCATGGCGGCGGCGCCCGGTCCCGCATCACCCATTCCAGAAGGACCAGCGACAGGCCCAGCACGACAAAGCCCGAGGCGGGCACTAGAGCGCTCATGTGCTGGACCGCGAAGGCCCGGCCGGGGAAGACGAACGACAGGCCGCGCGCCACCAGAATGAGCGTCGAGGCGAAGAAGAAGCCCCGCACCGCCCAATGGGCGGTGATCTTGGTGTGATAGGTCGGCCCGAGCAGGCGGAACACCTGGCTTAGCACCGCCCCGGCCGACAGGAAAACAAGCCCCGTCGCCAGAACCATCCAGTCGTGAGCGGTCATCGCTGTGTCTCCTTCAGAACCGCGTGAAGCGCCGCATAGATCAGGCGCTTGGTGAAGCCGAAGAAGCCGCGAGGGTCGTTCGCCGCGATCCAGCCCAAGGTCATCGCCACCCCCCGCATATCGAGCGCGGGAACGACGGCGATCAGGCTGGGCGTGAACGCTTCGGCCAGAATGGGACCGGCTACGAAGCCGAGCCCCAGATGCAACCACGCCTTGCGCTGGGCCAGCGGATTGCCGGCCTTGGCGGAATAGGCGGTGACCAGACCGACGGCGCCGAAAAGCACGCCGCCGCACAGGCCCCACAACGCGGGGAAATCCCTCGGGTCGAGCATCCGCCCCTCCAAGAATGTCGGCCATAGGTGAGAGGCAGCCGACGCTCAGGGCGCGGGCTTCAGGGGACGAACCGGGTTCGTCAGTCTTCGTGGGCAGCCTCAGGCGCGGGCGTCGGCTGCAACGCCTGGACGCGCGCCTGAGCGGCGGACAGGCCGCTTTCCATCGACGTCACGATGCGCTGGAGCATTTGCTTCGTGCCTTCTGCGCCGGGCGTGCCGAGAGGGCGAGGGAGGTCGTCTACGCTGGCGGCGATGGCGGCCTTCAGGTCAGACAGGAAGGCAGCTCCAGTCTTTCCTTCCAGCAGCGCGACCGCAGCGTTGGCGGATGGCAGGCGCGCAGCCTTGGCGGCTTCAGCGGCTGCGGACATTGCGGCCTCGGCGGCGGCCAGCTTTTCGGCGTCGGTCAGTTCGGTCATTGGTTGTTCCTCTCAATGCTTGTCAGCGCCGGGGCGGCCACCCGCACCGGGTCCGCGGCGGGAGGGACCTCTGCGAGAGCGCAGGTAGGCGACAAGGCCCACGACGGCTGCGGCGACGGCGAGTGCGATCACGATTTCCATTTCAGGCTCCTTTGGTGGTTGATGAGATGGTGGCGCTTTCGGCTCAGGCGGCCGAGTGGGTCAGGGTGTAGCGATAGGTCGCCGTGGTCGTGCGGCCCGTGACCGTGTCCCTCACCATGCAGAGGAACACGACGCTCTTGGTTTCGCCCGAGGCCACCGTCTGGTTGATCTGGGTCGCCGCGCCCGTCGGACTGGTCGCGGTGGCGCCAGTGCTGCCGGCGAAATAGCCCCACTGATATTCGTAGAGGCCAGACCCGCCTGTGACCTCAACGGTGACTACCGTCGAGGTGTAGGTCCCGGGCGTCGTCACCACCCTGCCGCTGGTCGGCGGGTTGCAGACGGCTACGAAGGGCGCGTTGATGGTGTTGTCGAAGACGTAGGGCAACGAGGTCATACGGCCCTGAAGGCCGTTCGTGGTGTTCATGGCGCCGAGGGCGACCCCGGTCGGCCCCCACCATTCCAGCAGATTGTTGGCCGCGCCGAACGGAGCCCCGTAGGCCACCACCCGAACCCGGCCGCCGACGACGGTCTGCATCGTATCGGTCGCATCGTCGAAGACGGTGCTGTCGCCGAAGTAGATCTGCTCCGCGCCGAAGGCCACATACGAGCCTCCCAAAGCCGATACAGCCTCGATGATCGCAGGCTTGCTTCCTGACGCCGCCGACTTGATGCGCCAAGAGGCGATGGTCTGCTGGTTCTCCAGATCGACGATGGCGAGAGACTGCTCGGCGACCGTCGCAGCCAGCACCGTGGCCGAGTAGTCATCCGAGAAGTCAGCCGCCACGGAACCGAAGTTGACCTTGATGGCCCAGACGGGAAGCACCCCGCCTGACGGTGGGACTACGACTACGCGAAATCCGGTCGTGCCAGCCGGTGCGGTCGAGGGCGCTGTTGACCGGCGACGGACATCATAGCCAGCGCTGCCTGCGAGGACGAGCGCGCCTTCCATAAGCCCGCTCGGCGTCACATATTGAAGGCGGACATGCCCGCCGTCGCCCAGCGGCGAGGCCACGAAACCAAGGCTGTGCTGATCACCGGCCGCAGCTGGATAGACCTGCGAGACCATATAGCCGTAGACGACGAAAATCCGGCCTGCCAGACGGTCGTCATCTACATAGGACGCCGGGCTGCCCTCCTTGACCCAGCCCCTGAAATCATCCGCGCCGCTGGGGTTGTCGATCAGGTTGGCCCGGTGTCCCGCACGCGCCGAGACCTGACTGATCGCCTCCGCCCGCGCCGTCACTTCATTGGCCAGAGCGTTTTCGAGGTCGATGATGTCGGCTTCAGTGTGCGCAGTCCGAGCCGTCAAGGCGTCGACCGAGGCGACGCTGGCCTTGTTTTGCTGGAGGTCCAGATCGACCGACTTCAGGTTTTGGATCTGGCTGAGCAGAGAGGGAGCGCCATCGCGAGCGGCCTGAACCTCCCCCTTCAAAGTGTTGTATTCGCTTAGGGCGACCTTGCCGTTTTCAAGATCGACCAACGCCAGCGCTTGGGTCGCGTTGACAGCCTCAACATCATCGATGCGTAGCCGCTGTGCGTTCAGGGCCTCGGAAGTGGCCTTTCTAGCCTCAAGATCAGCGGTGACCTGTTGCAGGCCCGTGATATCGGCCTCAAGACTCTCTGTCCGCACGCCCAGCGCCGAGACGGCCTGCACGCTGGCCTTGTTCTGCTGGAGGTCGAGATCGACCGCCTTGAGGTTTTCGATCTTCGCCAACAGAGACGGTTGACCATCACGGCCAGCGACCACTTCACCCTTGAGCGTGTTGTATTCGCTCAGTGCGACCTTGCCGTTCTCGAGGTCCACCAGTGCGAGAGCCTGCGTCGCGTTGACAGCCTCGACATCGTTGATGCGGACGATCTGTGCGTTCAGGGATGCGACCGACGCCTTATTGGTCTCCAGGCTCTGTGTCTGCGTCTCCAGAACGCCAGCCCGATTATCTAGGACCACTATGTTGCCGTAGAGGGATGCGTCCGCCGCCTCCAGATCAGCGCGCGTCTGCCCGAGCGTACTGGATAGTTGCGCGTCCGCTGCCTCCAGATCAGCGCGCGTCTGCCCGACCAGCTCCGACACGTTGAAGATGTCGCCGAAGGCCGCCTCGATGTCGTTCCTGATGCTGACGATGGTCGGGGCAGTTGGGGTGATGTCGCCCGCGATGGGCAGCCCCGGAGCTTCGCCGATGCCGCCATGACCCGGCGGCGCTACCGGCAGGGGTGGGAACTCACCCAACTCATTCGCGGGCGCCTGCCACCCAAGGAAGATCCAGCTGCCGTCCGCCATATGGCTCGATGCGGGATAGGCCTCGACCTCGACGCCGCCGCCTTGGCCGTCACCATCGGCCGGGCGCCAGAACACGCCGTAGATCTTCGTGCCGTCCAGCCCGCTGATGATCGCTCCGGCGATGCTGACGATCTCGCCCCACGGCATCATCGCTTCGTGCGGCGCAACCTTGATCGTGCCCGGCGAGCCGGTGACCGGATAGGGATCGCTGGTCCAGATCGGACGGTTGACCGGCACGCTGACGACGGGAGGCAGGGGCGGCGCAAAGGCCGGCGGCGCCTCCCCGGTCTGGGCGAAGGCCTTGGCGTACTTGGCGTCCGTCTCTTCGCGGAACTTGATCTTGACCGAGCAGGAACGCGGCGACCAGGTCCGTTTCCACACCCGCACCTTGGTGCCGTCCAGCCCGTATTCGCGCGCCGCCCAGTCGAAGGCGACGCCGGGCTCCAAGGCCATCATCCAGGCCTTGAAGTTGACCTCGGCCTCGACCTTCTCGCGCTCGGTCGCCATGTCGAGATAGCAGAGCTGGGCGGCCTGCTTGGCGGCCGGCACATAGCGGTAGCTATAGCCCTCGGTGTGGCGTCCGCCGTCCTCCTCGAACCAGTCCTGATCCGTCACGGCGGCGATCGGCGTCAGTTCCCAGCGGTGCTGAGCGCTGAGGAAAGACGGGATCCCGGTGTTGCGACGGTCCAGTCGCGACGGCGCCAGCGAAACCTGGGGCGCTGCGATCGTATCGGCCTCGGTCGCGGTCAGCACCGACGGCGTGGGCGCCCCGAACGACACGCACGAGATCATGCCGCAGCGGCGCGAACGCACCGCGCCGGAAGCCTTCAGCAGGTCGTTCAGGACGTCGACCTTGTCCTCGTCGGAACGCGGGACGGCCGCGACCTTCCAGTTGTTCGCATCGGCGATCCGGGCGGCATGGGCGAAGGCCTGCACGTCGATGGTCTGGATGGGCGCCGCGATGCCGCCGACCGCCCAGGTCTGATAGGGCACGCCATAGCGCCCGCTGGCCGCCTGGCCTTCCCACCGCCCGATGGCCCAGTTGAGCGCTGCACGCGCCCCCTCATTCAGCCAGGGCCACGTCGTCGGGTTGTCGATCCGGCAGTTCCCGGTCCCGCCGCGCGTGCTGTCCTGCAGCGGGTCGTAGCCGTAGAGGCCGTCGATGGTCAGAACCGGCTTGGGCAGCCCGCCGCGATACTCGCTCTTCTTGGAGTTCTCCTTGCCGGTCCACATGAAGCAGGGCCGGCCCGACAGCTTATGCGCCGGGCTCCAAAGGCCCGCCGGCCCGCCATCGGCGTTGGGCCCGGTTGGAGCCGTCAGTGCAGGCGAGGGCTGCGCTCCCGGCAGGAAGCTGAACCACATTTCGCCACGGTGCGAGCCGTTGGTCGCTCGGTTGTTGGCGTCGAAGAAGGTGACTTCGTCGTCGAACGAAGCGTTGACCAGGCCCTTGACCGGCCCGGAAGCCCCGACGGTGGCCACGACCGACTGCCAGCGGTTCGTGGGGCCATAGCCGACGCGGTAGCGCAGCGAGCCGCCGACCCCGACGCGGCCGAAGGGAAAGGCCAGCGGAGCGTTCGGCTCATAGCTGAACTCGATGGCCTTGTTGTCGTCCTTCTTGCCGCCGCCTCGACCGCTCAGCAGGCCGACTGCGTTGCGCGGCTCGTCCTCGCGCCAGTAGACCAGCTTGGTGCCGTCCGTGGCGAACTCGTCGCCCCGCTCGCCCGGCCAGATCAGCTGACGGAAGGCGTCGGACTGGCGCTGCTCTTCGTTCGGCTGCAGGCCGCGCGCGTCGCCGGTGATGATGTCGTATTCCAGCCGGCGGACCTTGCCCGCCGCCAGACGCGGCTGATCCAGCTCGCCCATGTGCAGCTGATAGGGCGTCGCCAGCGTGCCGGTGGCCGGATCGATCGCCGCCAGATGGATCACCACCCAGCCGCCCTGAGCATCGGCCGAGGCCATCGCCTCCAGCGCCGCCATCGACGGCGGCGTGATCGTCAGGGTGACCGGCGAGGCGTCGTCATCGATGCCGTCCGTGATGTCGCTGATTTCGTGCAGCGTCCCGAAGATCGGATCGCGCGCTTTCCACACGCCGCTGCCCCAACGAGCGAAGCCTGCGTCGGTCCAGCGGATCGTATGGCCCGGCAGGCTGACGGTGACGAAGTGGACGATTGCCCAGCCGGCCTTGAGCGCGGCGACAAGATCAGGCGCCATCACCCCTCCTCAATCGTAAAGCTGTCGGTCATCACGGCCGGGAAGCTGTTGGACGCCTGGCCGCCTTCATCCACGATCAAGCCCTCGACGTAGGGATCACGCACCTCGACCGGGTCGCCGTCGCGCGGCTCGAGCCACAGCATTGGCCAAAGGCTGAGAACCGCCTCGCCGCTGCCGTTGGCGACGACATCGGCGGTCAGGATGTGCGCGCTGGCGCCGTCCACCGTGGCGAGCGTGACGAACTGCCCTTTGACCAGGCGATGCCCGATAGGCAGGCGGAAGATCCGCAGGGACGATCCCGCCTGACCCTCGCCACGGACGACAGGCGAACCCGGTTCGCCGGTGTTCAGTCCGCGCTGGGGGATCGGCACGCGGATGCGCTCGCCGACGCCGCGCACAATGTCGGCCAGAAGCCGTCGCCCGCAGGTGGTGGCCAAGGCCCCCGGCGCGATCTCGATGGCCCAATGGTCGCCCGGCCTGCGCAGGGACGTGAGCGACCCGCCGGTGCCCGCGCGCTGCGCTTCCGAGTTGCGGACCGGCCGGATCAGATAGTCGGTGTTGCGAGCGGCCGGCGGCAGGATGATCGTCATTTGCGGCCCCCAAGCCGGTAGCGCGCGCGCTTCTCACGGACTCCGTTGACGCGCTCGGCGAAGCTGGCGCGGTCCTCGTCCATCACCTGACGCAGGCGCTCGATGGCGGCGAGATCCGCCCCGCGCGCGTCGATGGTGGGGGAGTAAGAGAAGCTGCTGCTGGACGGCCGGGACAGGGCCGCGACGTTCGGGAAGTTGGGGACGCCGACAACGCCGCCGTCCGCCATTCGCGCGATGCCGCCGCCGTAGTTCATGGCGTCCAGCATCGCTCGGTTCTTCTTGGCCGCCTTGGCGTTGACGACGTATTCTCCGACCGACAGCCAACGAAGCTGGTTGTCCTCGCGAGGGCCGCCGACGCCCCTGACGGGGCCGCCGTCCGCCATGCCTGCGATCGAGGCGATGTTGGCCGCAGTTGCCGCCGTCGTGATGGCCACGGCCGGGAGGTTGAACGGATAGGGGGCCGAGCCCCAGGCCTTCTGAACGGCAAGGACGCCGTCGATCGTCGCCTGCGCAAGAGCCGCTGCCTTCCCGAGAGCGGCCAGTTTCTTGTTCGAACTGTTCTGCAGGGTCGCCAGCGCGCCCAGCATCATCTGCGTCCCGGCCAAGCGCTTTTCGCGCAGATCAGCGTCGATCTGGGCCTTTGCCAGAGCCGCTTCCTGCTCGCTGATCACGTCCTCCTGGCGGAGCCGGTCGAGCTCTGCGTAGGCTTCGCGAGCGCGCTCAATGGCGTCTTCCGGCGCGCGCAGGTCTGCGACTATGTTCTGCGCGTCTCGCGCGCCCTGGCTCGACCCGTCTAGCGCGCGATTTTCGTTCTTCTCCAGCGTGGGCAGGTTCGCCAGTGCGCCGCGAGCCGCAGCGCGCTCAGCCTCAGTCGCGTCGGCGTCGGCCGCTGCCGCCTCAAGCGCGGCGCGACGCTCGGCCTGCCGAACGGCAAGGATCTGGCGCCGCACGTCCAGCGCATCCCGATCGGTCAGCGCCAGCTGCTCTTGCACGTCCAACATGTCGAGGAGGAAGTTGCGCGTCAGTTGGACAGCGCGGGCCTCGCCTTCAGCCAGCTCAGCCGCCTCTTCGGCCGCCCGGTTCGCCTCACGCGCGGCGGCCAGCGCCTTCACATGCTGCTCGGCCTTGGCCTTGGCGTTGGTGAACTCCGCTTTTTCATACTGTGCCGTGAGGTTCAGCGTATCGAGCCGGTCCTGCGCGGCGTCGGCCTCGGCCGTGCGGCCCTGGGCGCGCAGCAGCTCGATCTCGGCCTGCAAGTCCAGCATCTGCCGCTGGGCTGCGAGTTCGGCGGGTGTGGGGCCTGTCGACTTCTTAGACTTCCCGTCGTCGCCGCGCGGCAATACAGGTGCCGCCATGCCGCCGTCGATCCGTGCGATAGCGGCGTCGGCCTCCTCGATCGTCTTCCGCACCTTCTCAAGGTTGCCTTCGATCAAGGTGGCCCGCGACTCCAGACTGCCTCCGACCTGATTGAGCGCATTCTGCGTCTTCCAGTCGGCGTTGGTCGGATCGGCTGCTGCGGCTCTGTTCGCCGCCAGTTGAGCTTCGGCCTGGGCAAGGCTGGCCTTGGCCAGCTTCATGGCGTCCTCGGCCGTCTTGCGTTTCTCGACCTGAAGAATACGAAGAGCCCGGACTTCCTCCAGAGCCTTTTCCTTGGCTTCGCCCGTCGCGTTTGCTGCCGCGTAGACCGCTTTCTCATAGGCGGCTGTAGCGTTCGACAGATCGTCGGTGACCGCCTTCTGAGAGCGCGTTGATTTGCTGTTTTCATTCAGCCAGTGGTTGAGGCCCACAAGACCAGCCGTCAGCGCCGTGACCGCGGTCATCGCCGCCCCGATCGGATTAGCCGCAATGGCCGCGCTGAAACTGCGCATGGCAGCCGTGGACAACACTGTCGCGCGCGTGGTGCCGGTCATGCTCGCGGTCATCGCCGTCTGGAAGGCGATCAGCCGCGCGCTCGCGACCCCTTGGGCGATCATCGCACCGCTACCGGCCGTCATGGCCAGCACGTAACGGGTGCCCATAATCGCCGCCAGAACCCCGACGAGTTGCGTCACCGTGTCGAGATTGTTCGCCAGCCATTCGATGCCCTGCGCCATCCGCGCCGTGGCGGAGAGGCTGCTATCTGTCTGACCGACGAACCGGCCCAGCTGGTTGTTCAGCGTCTGAAGCGCCGCCCCGACCGTGGTGGTCGAGCCCGCCGCACGGGCCTCAATGTCCGCAAAGCCCTTGAGCGCCGCCTGAAAGAACTCCTGCGACGTGACCTTTCCGCCCTTCACGTCTTGCGTGAGCTTGTTGATGCTGCCGCCCCAGCGGTCCGAACCCTTGGCCACGGCCTCCAGCACGGTCGGGAGCCCGTCGATCAGAGAGTTATATTCCTGCGACTGGACCATGTTGCCGCCCAGCAACTGGCCCAACTGCAACAGGGCGCCCGAGGCTTCACCGGCCGAGGTGCCTTGCAGCTTCAGCGCCGCCGAGGTGCCCGACACGATCTGCATCAACTGCTGTTCGGATGCGCCCAGGTTCTGGCGAGCCATTGACGCGCGTTGATAGAGTTGCGCCGTCGCCTCGACCGCAACCCCGTTTCGGTTGGCCGCCGCGTAGAGGCCGTCCTCGACTCGCTTCAGCGCCTCGCCTTCCAGCCCCGTCGCCTTAAGCCGGTTCTGCAAGCCCGTATACGCGTCTGCATATTGGATGACTTGCTGCGTCGAGAACGCCGCAGCCAGCGTCGGAGCGAGCCCCTTCAGGCTGGTCGACAGGCTGTTGACCATGCCCTGCCCCGCGCGGGCCATGATACGCTCGAGGTTTTTCTGGGACTTCAGCGCCTGGGACTCAATGGCCGTCAGTCGCTTCTGGGCCACCGAGTTCGCCTGGTCCATCGACCTCTGGAAACGTCGCAGGTCGGCCGACATCATCAGCACTAAGGACTCAACGTCACGCGCCATGCGTCACCCCAATAGAAAAGGGCGACCCCGAAGGATCGCCCTGTTGCTTGCTTACCGCCCCGCGGCGCAGTGCCGGGGGGATGATTATGGCTTAGCCGCGCCTTCGTTCGATTAACTCGAACCCCGCTTCATGGCTTCCACGCTCTCAAGAATGCGCTTCGTTTCGGCCTGCACGTCTTCAATCGTCTGGCCCTTCAGGACGCACAGCCGAGTGTGCGCTTTAAGCCCTTCTGTCGCCTGAGCGATTTCGCCTGCGTCTGTCATGTCGGGATTGGATTTCTGCAGGTAAACCCGGCCCGAGTGGTACGAAAACCTCTCGAAGCCAACGTAAGCGCCGAATGCGTTTTTAGCGTTGTATTCACCGCAAACCGCGGTCGATCCGTCAGCTTGCTTGACGCTTTTGACGTCTCTGAACTGCACGGACGACGGATCGCGCATTTCCCGCGATACTGCTTCTTTAGCTTCTCCAGCTGGGCCGCACCCGGCCACCACCAAGCCGAAAATTGCCACCAGGGCTATGCGCATCCCAGCCTCCCCCAAAATCGGAGGTAACCTAACGATGATCGGCCGCGCGGCGCAACAGCCCGTCAGACGTGAGCGTATTTCAACATCAGGGCGTCATGCTCTTCCGGTGTCGGAGCGGGCGGGCGCACATCGCCGCCGTTCGCCTTCGACCACCCCGTCACCGCCGCCGCAAACTCCCACAGGCTCAGGTCGTCGGTTTGGCGCGGATCGTAACCGATGGCGGCGGCGATGCCGTAGAGTCTTCCGAACCTGATTTTTCCTCGGGGGAGGGGTTCTTCGGGCTGGCCTCCCCCGGCGACTCCCCCAGGTCTTCATCCTCCGATCCGCAAAGCGCCGCCATGACGACGCCCTGGGCCAGCGGGACGAACGGCAGGACCGGCAGGTCGTCAAAACCCGTCTTGATCAGTTGCCCGGCGCGCGGCGCATCCATGCCGCCGCCGATCAGACCCTGCAGGATGACCTCGCGCACGTCGTCGATCCGCCAGCTTCCGCCCGCATAGCGCTGCAGAAGCTCCATCGGCCCGGCGTCGACTTTCTCCTGAACCGCGCGCAGCCGCCCGAGGGGAAGCCGGAACGTCCGGTCTTCCCCCGCGAACTCGGCCCGAAAGATAGCCGAACCGCTCATCAGCTGTTCGGCGCCTTGGTAATGCGGCCGTCCGACGACAGGCTGGTCGAGGCCTGCATCTTCTCACCCTTGTTCCCGGTGACCGAAAACTCGCTCATGTGGAAGTTTCCGGTGAAGATCACCCCGCCATCGGCGCCCGGCACGTCGATGATGACCTTGGTGGGCCACGAGTTCGGGTCGGCCAGCCAATCGTAGAACACGTCGATGTCCGGCGTGTTGACGGTGCCGCTGCCGGTGATGGCCGCCGACAGATTGGTCTTCTCCCGCAGGACCCAAGCGATAGCCTCCAGGTCCTCGCAGTCGATGACTTCCTGCTCGTTCAGACCCGCCGTGAACGTGATGCCCCGCTCTGCATTGATCGTGCAGAACGTCTCGAAGACAGACGGCGCATCCGGCCGGGCGACCTTGATCAGCAGCTTTACGCCGCGCGCGTGTTTGATATCCGCCATGGGACGGACTCCTTCCATATTGTCGGATGAAGCCCCGGTGTGGGGCGGTTACGCCGGGTCCAGCAGGAACCGGTGACTGATGACCGAATGAGCCGTCAGGCCGTCGGGTTCGGTCAAATGACGCGTGGTCTCGAACTCAGCGAGGACCAGATCGAAGCCGGGGACGGCTGCGATGAACTTCAATGCGCGGCGCACAGCGGCCGCCATCGCCTTGGCCTGACGACGGCTGGCCGAGACGCTCTCATCGACCCGCGACCAGACATGCACGGTCGTATAAATCTCGCTCGACTCCGCGCACTCGGTGGCGTCGTCCAGCACCTGGTCCTCGCCTATGACGACATAGGGATAAGGAGCGCCGACCGGGGCGCTCATGACGTAGAGCCGAACCTTGGCCGTCTCCATGGCGGCCAGTAGGCCCGCATCCGTGCGAAGCGCCTGCTCGACCGCGTCCTGCAACGCCAGTGATGGATCACTCATTGCCGCCGGCCTCCCGCATCGCCTTCTTCGCAGCGCGCATCATGCGGGCGCTGAACCGCTTCCGCTTCAATCGATAGGCGGGCCAGAAGAATGGCTGGGCCTCGGTGGCGGCGTGCGCCCGCTTGCCCTTCGTCATCACCTCAGTGCGGCGATAGTTCTTGTTCTGGCGCGGAGCCTCGCCTTCGCTGCCCTTGGTGCCGAACTCGACCCAGGCGGCGTAGGGCGCCTCCCGATTGCCTGCCGAGATCCTCTGGGTGATCCGCGTGCTGTTCGAAACGTCCTTGCGCTTGATCGAAGACACGAGAGCGCCATCCTGGATCGGCGCAAAGTCCTTCATCGTCTGGACCAGCTCTTCGGCGTTCTTCCGGTTCTGAGCCCGCAGGGCCTTGCGGACCCCATTGGGCATTGCAGCCAGTCGTTTCGACAGCCGCTTCTTCCCCCCGCCGAAACCGGACATCAGCCAGTCGCTCCACCCATGACGGCCAGAATGTCGATGAAGCCCCGCTCCTTCGCAGGCGAGGCCGCCGTGATGTTGAACTTCTGCCTGTCGTCCCGCGCGTTCACCGCGCGCCATGACGCGTCGATGAGGCGCGTCTCCGAGCAAGCGCGCACGGTGATGACGACGGGCTGCTTGCCTTCGAGACGAGACGCCATAACGCTCTCTGAACCGCGCAGCCAGATGACCTGTGCCCAGCGGGTGAAGCGATCGTCCCACTTGCCCAGCGGGTCGCCGTTCTCATCTTCGCCGCGCTTTTGAAAGGTGATGCGATCGCGCAGGTCACCGGCGCCGAGCACGGGTCACCTTCGCAGCTGGAGCGTCATAATGACGGGGCGGCGCATCGATCTCGACCGCCTTGCCTGCCTTCACGGCCGCCTCGCCGCACTCCCGCTTCACCGTCTCCTCGGCTCCAGCGGCATAGGCGTAAGTCACGCGCCGGTCGGCGGACGGCGTGTAGTCGTAGGGTTCGGTGAAGCGAACGCGCATGGCGGACCTCCTCAGGTTGCTGCGCCGGCGACCCAGCGCCGGAAACCCCAGAGCAGGCGTTCTGCGGCTTGTAAGACCTTCTCGCCCTGGTCGGAGTTGTACTGCGCCTCGACCATCAACAGGGTGGCGCTGATCACCTGCGGCGGCGTTTCGCCGTCCCAGACGTAAAACTTGCGGATGTCCCCGCTCGCCGCCTCCAGATAGGCCGAGAGCAGGTCGTTCTCATCGTCGGTCTCGACCTTCAGATGCGCCTTCACCAGGTCCAGCGACGCGAGCGGGGCCACCACGATCAGCCCTGTTCGGCGATGAAGGCTTGGGCCGCCGCCTCGTCAGCGAAACCGCCCTTCACCTCCACGGCGCCGTCCAGCACCACGAAGGCGCCGTCCTCGGCCTTCCCGATGGTCAGGGCCGGCTTGGGCGCCTTCTGCCTGCCCTTGCCCTTGGCTTCGACCGCCTCAGCGATCTTGCGCTTGATCAGGTCGGCTTCGACCTCCGGATCGAACTTGGCGACCTCGCCCTTGTTGTAGAGCGCCCCGACAGTGTGGGACGTAACGAACTTCACGGCCATTTCAGACCTCCAGAAAGACGAAGGGCGACCCGAAGGCCGCCCATTCGTAGGTTGTCGATGTCGTCAGCGTCGCCGGATCAGGCGGCGCCCCAGTTCACTGCCGTGAGCATGGCGAAGGCGCTGTCGTGGCGCAGCGAAGTGTCATGCTCCTCGATGATGCGGATCAGCGTTTCGTCGTTCTGGAAGGCGGAGCGGGTGACCCCATCCTCGACGTAGCTGGCCTCGGTGGACGACGCGATCGTGACGTTCATGGTGTCGCCGATGAGGAACTGCGCGAAGTCGCCGAAGTAGATCTCCGACTCATCGCCGCCCGCGCCCAGATTGTCCGGAACCGAGTTGGTCCACGCGATGGGATAGACGCCCAGCTTGCCCTCGGCGACCTCAGGGAACGCCTTGTTGCCGTTGCCGTCGCGCAGGCTTTCCAGGAAGATCATCGTGCGCGCCGACATGATGTAGCCGCACTTGGACATGGGCACGTTCGAGTTGAGAACGGCCAGGCGCAGCTTCGCCAGATCGGTCGTCACCGTCTCCAGGTCCGTCACGGCCGCGACCGCAAACTTGTGCGCGGCCCGCATCAGCGTGGCCAGACCGGCCGGAGCCGTTGCCGAGCCCACGCCGCGCAGGAACTGTTGATCTTCCTTCAGCGCAACGGCCTCGACCAAGTCCTCGCGGACGAGGGCGTCGACGCCGATGTCGGCATGACGGATCAGTTCGTTCGTGATGGGGACAATGGCCGCCAGCTTCTTGGCCGCCATTTTCAGTTCGCCGACCGTCGGGTTGGTCGTCGGGATCGCTTGGCGCTCGCCGACATAGCTAGCTTGAGAACCCGCCGTCTTCTTGCGCATCGTCAGATTGCCGCTGCGCATCGGAACCGAGCGGGCGCCCAACTGGCGGACGACGACGCGGGGGCGCAGCAGTTCGATGAAGTCCCGGCTATACTCCCGGCTGACCAGGAAGCCGCCCTTGGTGTCGGTGGCCTGTTCCATGTTGCCGACGATCTGGCCCATCTCCGGGCCCCAGACGGCCTCGGCATGGGCGGCGGCGGCGCGCTGATCCATGTTGTTCGCGGCCAGCGAGGTCACGATGCGCGCGAAGGCGATGCCGGGCTCCAGCTTCTCGGCCACGCGCGGCTCGACGCGGGCCGGACCGGCGCCCGCCGGGTTCAGGGCGCCGACGGGGATAGCGGCCGTCGAGCGCAGACGGATCAGGTCTTCCTCGCGCTTGATGGAAGCCTCAAGGGCGTCGGCTTCCGCCTTGAAGGCGTCGAACTTCTCCACCTCCTCGGCGGTCAGGTCGCGGCCGCCGCCTTCGGCCTCCGCTGCGGCGTTCAGCAGCCCGTCCATGTTAGCCAGGACGGCCGCCAGTTTCTGCTTGAGCGCGGTGATGCGCATGTTCAGCTCCTGCTGGTCAGTGAAGACGCGCGCGACGTTGCGCGACGTCCAGGGAAAGCGCCGCGGCCGTCCGCCGGGGCGTCGCCGGGGCCTTGCCGCGCGCGAGGCGGGACAGGGTCGCCTCAAGGCCGTCGGCCTCGACACGATCCACCATCCCGGCCGCCTTGGCCTGGTTCCCGGTTTTCAATCCGCCGCCGCCGAAGTCTGACTTCACGGTGGCGACGGTGACGCCGCGCCCTTGGGCGACGGCGGCGAAGAACACGCTCTCGATCTCGTCCAGCACGGCGCGCAATGACGCGCGGCCCTCTTCGGTGGACAGGTCTGGCCGTTTGTTCGGTGCGTTGCTGCTGGTGATGTCCAGCGCTCGACGGCCCTGCATGTCCGGGCCTTCCTGTATGGAAGTGGACATGGCGACGCCCAGCGATCCGACCAGCCCGGTCGGGTCCGTCACGATCCCGCCCTTCGCGGGCGCCGCGATCCAGTATCCGGCCGAACAGCCCTGTCCGGTGATATGCACCGTGACCGGTTTGGCCGAGGCGGCGACCATCCGGGCAAACTCATTGACCCCGGCGACCGCCCCGCCCGGCGTGTCCATGACGATGCAGATGTTACGCACGTCCCGGTGCGCGTTCAGCGCCCGCAGGTCCGCAGCGGCATGATCCAGGGCGGTGGCGCCTGCGCCCGACGGGCTGATCAGCGCCGCGCGCGGCAGGATCGGCCCCATGATAGGCAGGCAACCAACGCCGTCGCGTAGGGTGCAGGCCCGCGTTCCCTCCGCCCGCGATCCCATGACCGCCAGCGCCTCCACATGGCGCTCGGCGTGGCCGTCTCCGGCGATCTGTTCAAGCTCGCGCGTGGTCGGCAGCCGCCGGGCGATACCCTCAATCGCGGCGAGATATTCGGGCAGGATGGCCCACGGCTGGCTTTGGATGGCGGCGAGGATGTGGTGCATCAGTCGTCGTCCTCTTCGTCGCCGCGCGGTGGGGGAGAGGGCCGGTGGCGCGGCGCGGGCGCGGCCTGACCCTCCAGGGTGGAACCAGAGCCGACGCGGTATTCGTCGCCGCCCTCTCTGCTGTTCTCGTTCTCGCGACGGCGCACTTCGTTCGGGCTGTAGATGCCCTTGTCGATGGCGATGCCGTAGGCTTCGAAGCGGGCCTTGATGTCGCCCTTCAGCAGGGCTTCCGGCAGGAACTCGAAGAAGTGACCCTCTTCGGCGAATGCGTGGGTCGCCGCTGCCGCAACACGCTCGTAGTGCAGCGACATGCAGTAGATGATGAACTCAAGGCTCTGGTGGTCGATGTTCGAGAAAGTGGCCCGGCTCAGTTCGAAGAGCAGATGCGGCGGGACGCCGAAGGCGCGAGCGACCTCCAAGACCGCGAAAGTCCGCGCCTCAATGAACTGAGACTGGCGGTTGTCATGGCTCAGAAACTGAGCCTCAAGCTCCTGGTCCAGGACAGCGACATCGCCCGCCGCGCGACTGCCCCGGAACCGGGACAGCCAGTCCGTCCTGATCTTGGCTTTGTCTTCGGGGGTGACCTTGCCCTTGGTCTTTAGCAGGGTCGAAGGCTGGGCGTTGTTCTCCCAGAACCGCGCAGCGAAGTCCGATGTGGCCGTCGCTGCTGTGAGCGCCGTGTCCATGAAGCGGATGCGGTTCAACCCGATCAAGCCGTCACGGCTGAACCCCGGCACATGCCAGCAATCTGATTGCGACAGCCGCTCGCGGGCGCCGTTCGGCAGGGTGACATCGAAGAACAGGCTATGTCCGTCGGTGCGATCCCAATGCTGGTTGACCGCCGCGCCATAGGGGTCGAGGCGCGTCAGGCCTGAAAGCTGGAAGCGATCATCCCGATGGTTGAAGGCGAAGAAGCCGCCCGCCATCAGCAGGTCGCCCAGCATCGCTTCCTTGAACTGGAACGCCGACTGGACCGCATTCGGGCTGCGTCGGAAGATCCGATACAGCGGCGAAGAGGTCGCTCGTTCCTTCCCGCCATCCGGCAATGACCGATAGTAGATCAGCGGCGTCATTGCGAACACGCCGGTGAGGATTTCCATAGCCCGCAACACGGCGGGCAGGGTCAGGGCCGTGCGTTCCGACATCGGCGCCCCAGCCTTCGACCGGCCCAGAAGGGCGGCGACCGAGAAGCCGTCAGGATTGTTCAGCGTGTCCGGTCCCGAGGGATCGGCGGAGGCCGTGACGCCCGAGGTGACCTCGCGCCCCAGCAGCCCGCGCCATGCAGCGCGAAGGCCCATCGTCACATCCCTGTATAGCTGTAGGCCTCGTCTTCCGGTTCCCCGGCGAAGGCCAGCCCAACGGCCATGACGGCCGCAACAATGCCGTCGATCTTCTCGCCGGACTTTTTCTTCGCCGGGGCGAAGTTCATGTTTTCGTCGAACCGGACGACGGTGTTCCCCGCCATCCAGCGCAGGACCGGGTGCCCGCCGTGTTCCAAAAGACCCGCATAGACGAGGCGCTCAAATTGCTTCGTCGGCTCGCCCAGCGTCGGAATGCCCTGGCGCATCTCCACGAACAGATCGGGGTCCGCTCCGGCCTTCTGAAGGTCCGTCACCAGCTTGCGGGCGTTCCAGGGGTCGAAGCCGATCAGCTGGACATCGAACTCGTCAAGCGCCTCTTCGATGGCCAGCTGCACCGCGTTCTGGTCGACGTAATCTCCGTCCGTGGTCTCCAGCGCGCCGCTATCGAAAAACCTGTCGTATGGCACCCGGTCGTCGCGAACCCGGTTCGCCATCGTGTCCGAGGGAACCCAGAAGCGACAGACGATCGTCCAGCGCTCGCCCTCCTCCTCGGGAGGGAAAAGGAACACCAAGGCCGTCACATCCTGTGTGGACGACACGTCGAAGGCGACGAAGCAGCGCCGCCCGGCCATCTTCGCCCGCAAGCCCTTCCATGCCTTGGCGTCGGCGGTGCAGGCGTCCCAGCGTTTGATGTTCAGCCAGCGGACGAGGCTGTCGACCCACTGGTTCAGGTGATAGCGCCTGAAGTGCGCTTCCGCCCTGGGGTTATCCTTCGCCATCGCGGCTTCGCGCCGCAGGAAGGCTAGCGTGGGCGACAGGCCAATCGACGGGTTTGCCTTTCGCCAGACCTCTTCGTCTTGCCAGTCGTCGTCCGGATCAGCCGCGAAGATGACCACCAACGTGGTCGGGTCTTCGATCCGACCGTCGAGGATCGCCCGGCTCTCCTCCCATTGCCCGAACCCGACCAGCTTATCCTTCAGACCCGCCGTCGACGCATAGAGCCCCATGGGCTCCAGACGGGCGCCCGTCCCTTGGCGCAGCGTCGTCTTAAGCTCGAGGCTTTCCCATTCGTGCATCTCGTCGCCGGTGACGACGGTCGGGGAGCGGCCGTGTTTGCCCTCGGCCTTGCCCGACAGAAGTTCGAAGGCGGCCCTGATCTGGGGTATCCAGAGCGACTTCTTGAAGGCCGTGACCCGCTTCGACAGCGAGTTCGAAAAGCCGATCATCGCCTTCATTTTGTCGAAGACGATCTTCGCCTGCTTCTCGTCGCGCGCGAAGACGAAGCCCTGACCGGCTACCGGGCCTTCCAGGGCGAAGAACAGCAGCGACAGAGCCGACAGGAACTCGCTCTTGCCGTTCTTTCGCGGCACCCACAGGCGTAGTTCCTGGAACAGCCGGACATGCTCGATCTTCGGCTTGCCGGTGATCTCGTCCAGGACCTCGACCGGCACCTTCCAGCCGATCAACAGCCGGACGATGATCTCCTGCCAGACGTTGAGCCTGAACGGCTTTCCGGCGAAGCGGTCTTCCGTGAGGCGAAACACCTTAGGCCACAACGCGACCGCCGCGTCCGCCTTGGCGTGGTCATACCATGCGTCGGCGACCTGTTCTGATCGCCGCCAGGCGATCCGCGCCCACTCATAGGTCGGGTCGCCGTCCACCGCCGCCAGCCAGGCGGGCAGCGGGCCAATGGGGCGCATGATCAGTTCAGGGACGGCGGAGCCGAGTTGGCGCGCCCGAGAAGCCCGATGGGGTCCTCTTCGGCGGATCCAGCGGCGGCGCCCGTTTGCGGTTCCTCCGATCCGGAGGTCGGGGCGTTGCTCTGACCTCCAAACAGACCGCCCAGGCCGGCCGAGGCCTGATCCTTGAACAGCGAGTAGCGGTCGCGCGGCGTAAGGCCGAACTTCTCGGCCAGTTTCAGCACCACGTCGAATGCGCGCTCACGGATCGCAACCGCCGGGCGGGTGCGTTCCATGGTGCCCCCCGCGACCGTCTTCACGCTTTGGCTGTAGCCCTTGGCGAGGATTTCCTCATTCGCCGAGACCCACTCGCCCGCATAGACGCAGAACTGCGCGAAGATCACGCGGTCCTCTTCCGTCAAGCGGCCGGTCGCGACCAGCGCCGGGGCGAGATCACGCCAGACGCGCAGCGCAGGCGCGGAGCGTTGATCCAGGAACGCGGGCGGGGCCAGCGGCTCGCCCGACGTGGCCGGAGCCGCCGCCAGCAGGCCTGCGATCCGGTCGGCCTGTTCGAGCGCCCGATCCGCCTGCGACCTCCGCTTTCCGGGATAGCCCTTCGCCTTCTCCATGCCCGGAGGCGCTGCGCGTCGTCCGCGTGCCATCGTCGCCTCCTAAAAAAAACTTCCCGCCAATTCTGCGGAGATGTGCGTTGTCTTGACCCGCCGGTCCGGGCGGTCGGCGCCGCAGAGATCGACCTACCCCCCCTCCGGCCGGGCGCGCGACACCCGGCCGGAGCGTCAGAGAGGGTCGAGGCCGAGGCGGATGGCGAGGGCGTCGATGGCCGCGCGGCCACGCCGCTCGACGCGCTGTTTGAAACCGGAGTGGCACTCGGCGCAGCTGGCGATCCAGTATCGCTTGTTCCAGAACACGTCCTGGTCGCCCCGGTGCGGGTAGAGGTGGTCTGTCAGTTCGGCCGGGCGGACCTGTCCGGCCAGGTCGCAGTAGCGACACAGCGGGTTGTTCCGCACGTGCCCGGCGGAGGCCTTGTCCCAGGCCGTGGTGTAGCCGCGCTGGCGGGCGGAGCCACGCCGCCGGTCAGCCTCTCGGTTCTGCTGCTGACGGGTCGGCTGGGCCGTGGCGCGAAAGACGCGAGGGCGCGAGGCCATGGCAGACCTCCCTGAACGACAAAGCCCGCCACGGGAGACCGGGCGGGCTTTCGACGCAGTTCGCGACGTTGACTAAAAACTGACGTTAGTGGCCCGGCCTGTCAACCCCCGCGCTCTAGCACCTCTCCGGCTACCTTCAGGGCGCTCACCAGCAGCCGGGCCATAACCTCGCGCTGCCAACCACTGGACGAAAGACTGCGCACCGTGCGCGCCTCTCCAGCGACCTTGCGCAGCACGTCCAGCGCCTCCGGTCCGAGGGAGGTTACAACCGCAACGTCAAGGCGACGAACCAAGTTCGCGCGGGCCGCCCGCCGCTGCGCCGCGACCGCCTCCATCCAGATCGTCCGCTGCACCCGAACGCCGTCCGCCACGTCGAGGCAGGACTTCACCGACGCCTGCGCCGCCTCATACCGATCCCGGTAACGCAGGCCCACGGCGAGCAGCCTGTCCGCCTCCCACCCGCGCTTGCCGAACGCCCCGCGCTCATGCGCCAGCTTCAGCCCGTCGCGGGTGCGGATGCGCACGCCCTTCTGGCCGCGTCGCTTCTCGATGACCTCGGCCTCGCCCTCGCCCTCGCGCGCCGCTTCCAGTTCGACCAGCGCGCCCATGCGACGCTGGGCGAGGCCCAGCCCAGCCGACTGCGCCCGTCGCGCCTCGACGCCCCGACGCAGCGCCTGCGCTTGCCCCTGTAGCCGCCCCGCCTGCGCCCGCTGTTCGGCCGTCCGCCGCAGGCGTCCTGCCCTGTCCCGCGTCCCGATGGTGCCCGCCTCGGCGTCCAACGCGTCGGCCTTGGAAAGCGCCTCACGGTCCGCCGTCGTCAGATCGCGATCAGCCTCGGCGCGAACCTCGGCCACGATGCGCGACCGATCCAGCCGCGCCCGGCGGCGGGCTTCCAGCGAGGTCGCCTCCCGCCCCGGCTCCCGCGCCACCCGCCCGCTGACCTCGGCCAGCGCCGCGCCCAGCGCGCTCACCTGACGGCGGGCCTGATGGCGGCCCCAGCGCACATAGGCCGCCCGCACCGGCTCGCCGGCCGGGGCGACGCTCAATGCCCAGGCGAAGGCCGACAGGTCCATCGCGGCTTCGCCTGCGATGACGAACTCTTCTTTCTGGATTTGAATGGTCATTTCTTAAAACCGAGGGGACAGGAGAGGCAGGGCAGAGGAGACGAAGGCGAACGGACGAACGGACGATGCGACGGGTCGCGTGTCTCGCGCCCGCATCGTGCCCGCATGGAGGCTAAGGCGGCGGGACTGTCCGGAATGTCCGTTCTGTCCGTTCGTCCAGCCGTGGCGGACCTTCGCGCGCCGGACAGTCCCGCGCGTCCGGACAGTTGATCGTCCGCCGCGCCCCCGTTTCGGCCGAACCGTCAGGGCTGCGAATGTCCGTCTGTCCGTTAATGTCCGTTGCGCAGGTCATCCGAACGGGGTCTCCCCGTCGTCCGCGTCCGCCTCGGCCGCCCGCCAGCGGGCGTCCGGGTCCGTCGGATCGCCATAGGGCTCCTCGACCCCTTCGCCCGCCGGGGCGCGCGCCGCCTCGGTGATGCCCTCCGAGGCCAGCTCTTCGGCGCTCTTCAGGCGGATTGGCCCGCGCATCTTCAACCCGGCCGTGTTCTTGCCCACCAGCCCGATCTGTCGGTCGCGCAGGGCGTCTCCGAAGGCCCGCGCCGACATGGGCTTCTCAAAGCCCTGCTGGTCGAACCATGCCTTGAAGCTGCTGTAGAGGTCGCCTGACAGTTCCTTATGCCCCTCGGCCTCATCCCCGATGACGCACCGCTCCCGCAGCCAGTCGCCAAAGGGCGACGACGACCGCCGGTAATCGTCCTGCACGGCCTTCAGCGCGTCAGGGACGCCCAGGTCGCCGCGCTCCAACCAGTCGCCGACGCCCTCGATCAGCCAGTTCAGCACCCCCGGCAGCTCGCCCGGAAAGCCGTCTTCCCCGCGCAGCTTCTTGGGGATCAGCCGGTCTACCGCGTCCTCGGGCACCTGGTGCCGGAACTGTGGCGTCAGCAGCCGGCGCCATATCCCTTCGTCGTCGCCGCGCGCGACCGGGAAGGCGTTGCACTCGAAGATCAGCTTGGCCTTGGGCCTGAAGTTGATGGGCTTGGAATGCAGGTCCCGGGCCGAGATCGGCGCGCCCCCAGTCCACGACTTCAACAGCCCTTCGTTCAGCTTCGACGTTCGCTTCGGCTCCGACAGCACGGCCATCCGCGTGTCGCCCGATAGCTTGATCAGGTCGGGCGCGGCGTCCGCACCCGTCCGCATCCCGCCCTCCAGGAAGGTGTCTGGGCTGGCCGCCACCGCATAGGTTCCCATCGCCTCCCGCGCCGCGTCCAGCAGGGTCGACTTGCCGTCCCGGCCCTTGCCCTGACAGAAGGCGAACACCTGTTCCTCGGTCCGTCCGGTCGAGGCGTATCCCAGCAGCCGCTGGAAGAACGCTCGCTCCGCCTTGTCCGGCAAGCTTGCCCGCAGCACCTGGTCAAACAGTTCGACCCTGGCGTCAGGCGCATATTCGACCGTCGCCATGCGCGTGATCCGGTCTGCCGGATTATGGGGCAGCAGCCGGACCGAGAACCGCTTTCCGTCGGGCTTCGACCGGTCGAACCGCATCTTCACCGTGCCGTTGCGGCAGTTTATGGCCAGTTCGTCGCGGTCGAACACGTCGATCCGCACCGTCAGATAGGGCTGCGCCTGCTTCAGCATGGCCGAGGTCTTCCCCGCCGATCCGCAGTCGTCCGCGAACTTGTAGAAGTCCTTGGGCGAAACACCCTTCGCTGACATGAACTCGCCGGCAGCCCCCCGGATGGCGCCCGCCGTCCGGTGCGCCATCTTGCGCGCTTCGTCCTCGCCGCATTCCAGATCCCAGAACCGGCCGTTGAACCCGATCCACCCCAGGCCATAGGCGAACAGCAGTCGCGCGTTCGTCGTATCCACCCGCCCGCCGTCGTCTATCTCGCCGCCCGCCATCAGGATCAAGCGCATGCCGTTGCCGTAGTCGTTCATGTCGAACGCCGCCAATCGGGCGGGCGACGGCGCCGCCGCCCCTACCTGCGCCCGCGCAGCAAAGGGAATGTCCGTCTGTCCGTTAATGTCCGTCACGCCACAGCCTCTCTCGAATGAAAATCAACACCGGCGAGCGGCCGCAGCAGACGAACCCGGTTCGCACCTCCGCCGCCCGCCGAAATCGGTCGTCGCCATGCCTGTTCGGCCAGCGCGCCGCAGAACCGCCGGGCGTCATCCCCGGTCAGGCTCACGCGCCTGGTCCCGCCGCCGAACTTGCGCACCTTCAGTTCGGGCGGTCGCAGGTCGCCGCGCACGGCCAGATAGGCCACGCCCATGCCGGGCATCATCCACGGCGGCGATTGCGGGTCCGCCTGGGGCGTCTCGGGGTTCACCCGCCCATAGGCGTCGCCCAGCGGCAGGCCGCAGAACGCAGACAGGGTCGGAACCACGGCCACGCCCATGGCGTCGTCGCTGTCCGCCGCCTCGCCGCCCAGCGCCCAGGCGTCCTGAAGATCAATGGTGACCAGCAGCGACCCGCCCGGCTCGGGCGGCGCCAACAACACCGCGCGACCCGACGGATCGCCGATGAACCGCGTGAAGCGATCCGCCCCCCGATGGCCCGCCCCGCCCACCAGCGGCAGAACAGCAACCGCCTCGACTGCGTCGCCGACGCCGCAGCCGGTCATGACCAGCGGCGCAAGCAAGGCCGGGCCGCGCGCCCGGTCCGTCACCGGCGCGGACGGGTGCGCCCGCAACTGCGCCAGCACGGCGCGCGCCCACGGCGTGGCGTGGTCCAGCATCCGCAGCTTCAGCCATGCCCGCACGAGGCCGACATCCGCCGCCTCGCCCCCAGCCCAAAGGCTCGCCGCATCGGTCGCCGTGCTGTCGGCGGCCCGCCGGGGCGCTGCCAGGGCGGGCCGCGGGGCGCTCTTCTCCCCCTCTGCCCGCCGGGGCGAGGCAGGGCCTCGCTCGCGCCGCTCGGCCGACTTCGGATTGCGCGACCCGAACTCCAGCGCCCGTTCGACCTGACGGATCAGCTGCTTTTCGCTCATGGCGCTGGGCACATGGACCCGTCCCGCGCTCTCCAGGGCGGACGTGGCGTAGGCCTCGTCTATCTCGCCCCCGGCGACCAGCCGCCCGATGGAGCAGGCGGTGCGGTAAAGGGTGCTGTCGCGCGACCCGACCCTCGCCGACTGGATGGTTCCGACCGCGCGATCCAGCGCCGCTTCGCCATAGGGGCTGGCTCGCCCCTCGATCCTGCGATGCGGCTCGACCTTCACCGGCGCGGGCTCGGGTTCAGGCTTGACCAGATCGATCAGCCATTGCGGCGCCGGTGCGAAATCCATCTCGCCGGGCGCGTGACCGTCTCGCCACCGATAGACCCAGCCGGGCGGAACGCCCTTCTTCTCGTCGCCGGGGTGGATGCTCGGCGGGGCGACGATATAGCCGCCGTCCCCGCGCACATCGACGGGCGCGCCGCCCAGCTGCGAACGGTTGCCGATCCCCGCCGCCTGCGCGGCCGCGCACCATGCGAAACACCTGTGGCGCCCGCGCGCCGTCTTCTGTTCAACCGTGTCGGGCAGCGGGCCATGCTCCGCCTCGCGCGCGGTCATCCATGCGACCGCCTCCGGCCCGTCTTCGTCCAGCACCCAAAAACCCGCCGGGGCGCCGGTCGCTATCGCCACGTTCGCCGACGGCCCGGCAGTCACCTCGCGCCGGTTCTCGGCGTCAGGCTTCAGCGGCAGTCGCGCCACGCCGGTCCAGCGGTCGCGGACGAGGTCGACATCGGCCGAGGCCATCTTCAGCCCGACCGTCCGGCCATAGGGCTGCTTGGTCCGGGGGCGCAGCGGAAACACTGCGATGCCGAGAGCGGCGTAGCGCAGGGCGGCGTCCATCGTCGGGCTGGTCATGCCGCGCCCCCGCTGGACACAAGAGCGAAAGCGTGGCCATTGACCGTCGTTTTAATAACGACGGTGTCGCAATGATCGAGTGGCTGCTGATGGCGGTGAAGTTCCCCTTCGTTCAGATCGGGAAACTGTTCGGCTGGTTCAAGGAACTCGTGGCTATGCCCGCGAGGGTGCGAAGCCTTGAAGAGGGTGCCGCGCAAGCGGACGACCCTCGCCCTCGCTGCACCAGTTGCGGGACAGGTCGCGTTGCCGTGACGGATAGGGTTGAGCAAGACCACCACAGCTACACGCGCGGGAAATGCCTGAATGATGGTTGCGCTGCGATCTGGCGAATGCGCAACGATGGCTCGTCCCTCTATGTTTTGTGGGATCTCGACTAACTGGCGAACCGGGTTCGTCATGCCCGCCCTCGCCATTCCGGATCGAACTCGGCCCGCACGGTCGGCTCGGCGCGGCCCAGCGCCCGCGCGATGGCGGCCCAGCTCATGCGCATGGCGCGCCACCGCCGGACCTGATCGGCCACGCCGGGAATGTCGTGCGTCAACGTCCCCTTTGGGCGCAGAAGGGCGTTGTGAAGCGGATCGCCCATCTCAGTTCTCCGCATAGGGCAGGCGGATCAGCGCTTCATCGGTCGAGACCAGCGACGGCGACCGGCCGCGCAGACACGGCCCCGTCGCCGCCTCGACCTGCGTCAGCAGTTCGTCCAGCATCCCGGCGGCCGCCAACATCATCGGCTCCAGCCGCCCGCGACGCTCGGCGTCGCCCTCCCGCCCATAGGCCAGGCACAGCGACCACACGACGTTGCACACCAGACCGCGCGGATACGCTTCGGCCGGAACCCACAGCGACCGCGCCCGCAGCGCCTCAGCCGCAAGAGCCTCGCGCTGGGCTGGGGTCGGGGTCTCGACCGTTCGATGCGCCAACCGAACCAGCCCGCGCCAGTTTGGGCGGTCGCGGGTGCGATCCACTGGCGCCGGTTGACGGCGGCGTGTCATGCCGCTTCTCCGCCGATGACATCATCAGCCGAAAGCGGCACGCCCTTCTCTTTGGCGAGATCCAGCACACGCCTTTGATGCGGCGCCGGGATGTATCCGCCCTTGCTGTTGGGCCACTTCCGCACGGCGTCCGTCGTAAGGCGGCAGCGGTGCGCAAGGTCTATCAGGCCGAGCAGGCGGATAGCCCGCGCAGCAGGCGTCTCTGTCGTATCTGATATTTCCATTGTGGAAAATCCATCCAGAAGCTATTTCCAGAGAGACACGCCACTGATTTGGAAAAACTGGCAAGAGACGGCGGAAGGAAATTATTTCCATGCTTGCGGCCATGGACATCTCAGAAATCCCTGACCGCCTCAGACAGATGGGCCGCAGTCAAAGCGACCTTGCCCGCCACCTCGGCCTCGATCCATCGAGCCTGACCAAGACAATCAAGGGCGCGCGCCGCCTCCAGTTGGAAGAAGCGTCGAAGATCGAGGCCTTCTTTGAAGAGCCCCTGGACCTGCCCGTTCCAGTCGCGTCTCTGTCCGAGCATCGTAGCCGTCCCCCGCGCCGCATTCCCGTCTACGGCTATGCAGCAGCAGGCGGCGTCGAGCGCGTGGCGATAAATCCGGGGCAGGTGGTCGACTGGGCTGATCCGCCGCCTTTCTGGAACGGCATGGGAGACCTGATGATAGTCCGCATCATCGGTGACAGCATGGAGCCCCGCTATTTCGAGGGCGAGTCCGTTGTCGTCCAGATCGGCCTTCCGCCCGGAAAGGGCCAGGACTGCCTGATTGAGTTTCACGACGGCTCAGCCGTGATCAAGAGCTACCGTGGCCAGCGCGACGGCTACGTTTTTGCATGGCAATACAACCCGGCTACTGGCGAGAACAACGAGGTCCGCTACCCCGGAACCGAAGTGAAGGCGCTCCACGTCGTGGACATCCCCACCCGCAGGCAGGGGTATTGATCTGGAAGTTGTGGATGGAAATAATATCAAGAACGGCTTGACCGTGGATATTTCTTCCATCCATAAGTGGCGCGTCGCCCGCCTCGGGTGATCGCGCACGGCACCCCTCCCCCAGGCCATGACGCGGTGACGATCGGTCGCTTGCAGTAATGACCGTCGGCCCGAGGCGGGCGCATCCTTTCAACGGGAGCGCCCGCAATGGCTCTGACGACCAACGTCCTTCCTTTTCCCGCCCGCCGCGCTCCGCGCTGTTCCGACGCCATCATCGCCGATCTGCTGATGCAGATGGAAGACGCGCCATGGGCCGAGCCTGACATGCGCGTCTGGTTCGACATGAGCGGAGCCGTCCACGTCCACGTCTCCCTCGCGGGCCGTGACACCCTGCTGACCCCGGCCGAGGCCCAGCTGACCGCCGCCGCCATCATGGCCGATCAGCCCTGGACGGGCGCCGCTGGCGTCTCGGTCCGCCTCGCGGCCCTGTCGGCCGAGGCCGCCCGCGCCGCCTGCCGGGGCGTCGCCTGATGGAGCCGGAACGCTTTCACACCGGCCGGAACACCGCCCTGCTGATGCTGGCGATCTTCGGCCTGATGCTGGTCGCGTCCTGGATGGACTGGCCCCCGCAATGAGCGCCCGCCGATCCAGCGCCGAACCGCGCACATTTGTCAGCCGCGATGAGGCCGCCCGCGCAGCCGCAGCCCCGACGCCGGCGCCCCGTCCGGGCGTCCTGCGCACCATCGACGTCCACCTGTCGACCCTCGCGCCGGGCTGCGACGGCCTGCCGCTCGCTTCGGACGGCCGCTGGCGCACCCTGTGGTGGAAGACGCCGAAGACGGCCCTGCGCATCGTCTTGGCCTTTCTCGAGCGTCGGCCGGAACAGGTCCGCCTGCGCGCCATCGGCCGCCCGGCCTGTGTGGAGATCCACGACGGCGAACCCGACGGCGCGACCCGCCTGCTGGCCCTGATCTTCGACGCCCCGGCCGCCGCTGTTCAGGCCGCCCACGACGCCTTGCTCAACCCGCATAGGAGCGCCGCCTGATGGCCAAGGCCCCCATCCATCCTTTCGCCAACTGGGGCGCATGGGGCGACCGCGCGATCCGCAGCGGCGACCGCCAGGACTGCGCCCGCCGCGCCCGCTTTCTCGACGCCCTGCCGTCGGACCACCCGGACCTCAAGGGCGTCACGCCCGACGAACGCGACCGCCTCTCCGCGCGCCTCAAGCGCGCCGCACAAGGAGCCTGACCGTGTCCAAGACCTTCTACTACGTCAGCGAGTACACAGACGAAACCCTGCCCTGCATCCCCACCCTCGAAGCCTGGGCGGCTTGGTTGGCTGAGGATGTGACGGACAGCTGGGGCCGGTCCGGCCCCGTCGCTGACGGGACCGAGTTCGCCGTCGAGCGCCTGACAGACCTTGGCACCATCGACCTGTCGAAAGACGCGGACGGGAAGTGGCAACCGATCCTTACGGCCATGCCCGAAGGGGCCAACCTCTTCTTCGCTCGCGAACACATGGCCGACACCGGCTGGGACGCCGACTTCAGCGGCGACACGATTGAAAACGCCCTAACCGACTGGCCCGAGGATGAAGCCTTCCTCGCCTGCGCCCGCGAAGAGCCGGCCGCCCTGTATCGCTTTGAAGCCGCAGGCCCCCGCCTAGTGCTGGTCGGAGGCGTCAACTGATGGCCTTCGAACTCAACCAGACCGCCGTCTCCGCCGTCGCCCTGCTGCGCGCCATCGACGCGGGCGGCTGGACCTCCAATCGCGAACTGGCGGTCATCGCTAGGCGCCCGCCCCAGAACATCGCCCGCGACCTCAGCGTCATCCGCAACGAAGGCCTGATCGAGGCCGACCGCGTCGCCCTGTCGGACAAGGGCAAGGCCCAGCTGGCCGCCATCGCCCGCGCCGAGGGGCTGACGCCCGAAGCAGCCGCCCCGCAGCTGGCCGACGACGAGCGCCTCGTCACCCACGCCCAGATGCGCCCCGACGACGAGAACAATCCGCGCAAGGATTTCGAGAGCGAGCATGCGCAGGAGAAGCTTGACGAACTGCGCCAGTCCATCCTGACGAAAGGCCTGCTCCAGAACCTCGTCTGCCGTCCCGACCCGACCGGCGCAGTCGACTACGTCGTCACGGCCGGGAACCGCCGCTGGCATGCCATCGCCCAGGCCATCTACGACAACGACTGGCCCGAAGACCGCCTGATCCGGATCAAGGTGCGCGAAGGCGACGACCGCGAAAACCTGCTGACCGCCGTGGTCGAGAACATGCAGCGGGCGAACATGTCCAAGATCGAGGAGGCCGAGGCCTTCGGCGATCTGGTCAACAAGCACGGCATGAAGACCCTCGAAATCTCGGCCCAATCCGGCCTGTCGCAGAAGGTCATCCAGAACCGGCTGAAGCTGCTGAAGCTGAGCGTCGAGGATCAGGAGCGCATGCGCCTCCCTGATAGCCACCCCGACCATCTGGGCTACAAGGCCGCGCTGAAACAGCTGACGGTCGCGCGCGAGCCTGAGGAGGCCGAGCCTGAACCCGAGAACGACGCGCACCGCCTCTACACCGTCGCGGACTTTGGCGTCTCGCCTGACTGGTCGGCCGACGACGCGGCTCAGGCGGCCAAATGGCTGGCGGCCGGAACGTTCGAAGAGTTCACGTTCACCGACAAGAAGTGGTCTCTGGCGATCCAGGTCGCCCGCCTCGTCGGAAGCGACGGCTGGGTCAACGGCACCCGGATGCAAGGCCCTACCGAGGGGCAGTTCTCGAGCCTCAACGGCGTCTGGCGGGCCTCCATGGCGGCGTTCCCGACCCGCGAGCGCGCCATTGAGGCCGCAGCCGCCTATCTGATGGGCAAGGCGCTAGGCAAGGCGTCCGCCAAGGCCGTCGCATGGCTGAATGCCCCGACCGCAGACGAACCCGGTTCGCCTGTCGAAACACCCGCCGGGGCCGAGGCGCCTTCCCTCGGCAAGTCGCTGACGCCCGCCGAAGCCCTGATCCTCGCCGAAGTCACGGACAAGGTTGAGCGATGGCCGCACCCGATCCATCCATCCTATACTTTCTGTCTGCCCTCGGCGTTGCAGGCGAATATCCACCACCTGGTCGCCCGCGAACTGCTGGCGACCCGCACCGTCGGCGACGCCACCCTGATCCGGACCGCCCTTCTGTCCGGCGGCGTCAAGGCGTGGCTGGAGAGCATCGGCTTCTACGCCGACCGCGAGGCCGTCCTCTTCGAACTGGCCGCCCGCGTCGAGGGCGCAGAGAACGCCGTCAATCGCCAGCAAGGTCATGTCCGCTACGCCACGCCCTGGCTGAACCTGACCGGCGATCTGCGCAATGAGGTCGCGGAGCCCGCGCCAGTCCGAGACCGCAGCGATGACACTGCCGACGCCTTGGCCTACGGCATGGCGCTGCTCGAGCCCGAGCAACCCGCCCTGATCGAGGAGACCGCCGAGGAGAAGGCCGCGCGTCGTGAGGCGGAATGGAATGCTCGAGAAGCTGCGGGCGACGAAGAGGCCTTGACCGCCTTTGTCGGCCTGATGCGCGAGAAGCTGGCGAAGAAGCGCGCCGATGGCCGCTCGGGCTGGCGCACCGCCGCCCCGCGCGATTTGGCTGACCAGTTGGTTGGCCATGTCGGCAAGGGCGACCCCGTCGATATCGCCATCCTGTCCATGATGCTGGCCATCCGCGCGGGCGCCATGTCCGCCAGCGGCTACCTCCGATCCATGACTACGCCGCAGATGGAGCGGCTCATGATCGAGGCCCGCGCCGCGCGCTGGGCGACTTCGGAAGAGCCTGACCCGGAAGCCGACTTCATCGAAGCGGAGCTGGACGAGGCTGAGGCCGAAGTGGACAGCGACGAGAAACTGCCCATCCCGCAGCCCCACGAACCTACCGTCCCGATCCGCAAGTCGATCACCGCCGACTTCATCGTCTGCCTGGAAGACGGCCGGAAGTTCAAATCCCTGAAGCGCCACCTGCGCGTCAAATACAACCTCAGCCCTGAGGAGTATCGCGCCAAGTGGGGCCTCCCGGCCGACTACCCGATGGTGGCGCCCAACTACGCTAAGGCGCGCGCCGAACTGGCCGCTCAGATGGGGCTGCGCGCATGACCGCTCGCCCCCGCAACGCCCGTCCTTGGATCGAAGGCGCCGCCCTTCTGGCCGCCCATCACCGCGCCATCCCGGCGCGCCGCACCCTCCACCGCAGGAGCTATCCCGTGTCCCCTGACGTTCGCTTCGCCCTGCTGCGGGCCGACCCCCAGGCCAAGCCCTTGGCCTTCCCCGACCTCAACGCCCTCGCCCGGCACGTCCAGCGCGAGCGCGGGCGCCAGTCCATCGAACTGGTCGACATCGAAGACCTGATGTTCGCGGGCGACGCGGACATGCGCGCGGGCGTCTCGGTCTACGCCCTCGACATGGGCGGCGACCGCGACCGCCTGATCGGTCACTGCTGGATCGACGGCTTGGGACAGGACGCTCTGCGCCGCGCCCTCGGCCGCAATCAGATCGGCGACCATACGACGAAGGCGGCCGCGTGATGTCCGACAGCCTCAACATTCAGACCACCCTGCGCGCCGCCAACATCGCCCGTCAGGCCGAATGGGACCCCAGCGACAAGATCACGCTGACCTACCGGCTGAACGAACTGGCGGGCGAGACGGGCGAAGCCTGCAACGTCGGAAAAAAGATAGAGCGGGAACGTCTAGGCATCCGGGGATCGCGCGACACCATCGAGCACCTGGCCGAGGAGTTGGCCGACGTGGTGATCTGCGCCGATCTGGTCGCCATGGCCGAGGGCATCGATCTGGACGCGGCCGTCGTCGCCAAGTTCAACGCGACGTCCGAAAAGGTCGGCCTGAAGACGCGCCTTGTTGCGCCGTCGCCTGAGGCCGTACCTGACGACGTGCGCCGCTTGGTCATCGCCGCGCGAGCCGTGGCCTTTGACAGCCCGACGCAGGCCGAACTGCGAGCGCTGGACACTGCCTCAGAGGCGTTCGCCAGCCGTGTTCCTTGGGACGACGAGCCCACCCGCGCAGGGGAGATCGGCGCTGAATACGACGCCGCCGCTCATTGTGTGACACTGGCGGATTGCCCGCCTGGGCTGTTCCTCTGCAACGGGACGCTGGGGTTCAAGTCCAAATACGGCGCGATGGAGCCGGACGACGGCACGAATGGAAAGTTCTGGAAGGTCGGAAGCCGCGCAGATGCCTATTGCGCGGACAGCGGAGAGTATTTCTGGGGTGGAACCTCAAACCACGACGACCGCGCCAAGCTGCTTGTCTATCCCATCGCCGGCGAGACAGTTGCGATGGTCGCATCGCACGGTCCTGCCGCCCTCCGCGCCCAGCCAGCCCGCGAGGACGCGCGCCCGGCAGACGGGATGACTGTCACCTTGGTCGAGACTTCGCCCCACCTGCCCGCCGCCGGTTCGATGGCCATCCGCAAGTGGGATAATCACGGCCTGCCCGCCGGAACGCACCATCTGTGCGTAAGCCCTGATGCGGCCCTCCAGGCTGCAAAAGAAGCCCTCCGCCACTACTGCTGCTCCTGCGAGGCGGGCCATTGCGCCATGTCGGTCGATGACACCGACACGCCGGTTGATGAGCAGATGTGCGGCCGGAGGGCGAGCAAGGCGCTGGCCGTGTTGGAAGGCGGTGCGGCATGAGCGGCCACCCCATCCCGCACGATCCCGATCCGTCCGGCCTGGACGCGCCCGACGTTCTGAGCGCCACCGCTCAGGGCCGCCTGCGCACCCTGATCGAGCGCATCGAGCGGCTGGAAGAGGACAAGGCCGCCATCGCGCTCGACATCAAGGAAATCTTCGCCGAGGCCAAGAGCGAGGGCTACGACACGAAAACCCTGCGCAAGGTCGTGCGCATCCGCAAACAGGACAAGGCCAAGCGCCAGGAGGAAGAGGCCATCCTCGACCTCTACCTGTCCGCGCTGGGGGAGATCTGATGTCCAGCGACCGCGAAAAGCTCGCCGCCCGCATCCGCGCCCTGCGCGCCAAAACGGTCGAGAACGGCTGCACCGAGGCCGAGGCCTTGGCCGCCGCCGAGAAGCTCGCCCAGCTGCTGGCCGACCACAACATGACGCTGGACGAAGCCGACCTGCGCGCCTCGCCCTTCACGCGTCATGACCACACCGGCGTGGGGGCCGTGGGCCTGAAGCTCTGGAAGGTGGCGCTCGCCGTCGCTGAACTGACCCACACCCGCACATGGTCGGGCGGCCGTGACGCCCCGACCGGCGTCACCTTCCTCGGCCTGTCGCACGAGGTCGAGGTGGCGTCCTACATGCTCAGCATCTGCGAGCGCGCCATGCAGACCGAGGCGGCGAACCTTATGCGCGCCGTCCGAGGACTGCCTCACATCAAACAGGCGGCCAAGGTGGTCCCGTTCGTGGACGGTATGGCCGACCGCCTGGCCGCCCGCATCCGCGACATGATCCCGCCCGTGGTTCCCGGCAAGGGCCTGATCGTCCTGCGCGCCGCCCTGATCGACCAGGAGATGGCGCGCCGGGGTATCGAGATCGAAAGCGGACGCGCCCGCCATCCGCTCGATACAGCGGCCTACCACGCGGGCCAGCGCGCAGCCGACAAGGTGGCGCTCAATCAGGGCCTCGGCGGTTCAGACGCTCTCGTCGCCCTGACCGCCAGCGATCACGCCGCGCTGGGCCAACGCCGGGGAGCGAAGCCGTGAGCGCCAGTGAATTGCACATCCAGCGTGGCGGCCGCCGTGACGCCATCCTGCGCGCCACGGCCCGCCGCGCCCTGACCATGTCCGAGGTCGTGACGGCCGTGCGCCTGAACACCAAGGCCCGCTTCGACCCGTCGATTGAGAGGCTGAAGACCCGAGAGGCGCTGAAGAACCTCCGCCGTCTGGGGCTCGTCGCCCGCACCCCGAACGGCTGGTCCATCACCATCCACGGCCAGCGCGCCCTGGACCGCCCCGCGAGCGAAGGAGGCCGCGATGCAATCCGCTGACCCCGACCGGCTGGACGGCGCCGACGCCATCGCCCGCCACCTGGGCAAACGCCCACGCTGGGTCTATCAGGCCCGCGAACAGGGCTGGCCCGTGCCGATCCGCAAGCGGCCGGGCATGGGCATCTACGCCTTCAAAAGCGAACTGGATGCGTGGCTGCGCTCCGATGAAACCCTGCCGGGCCACGCCGCCTGATGATCCGGCCTTCTGGCCGAGGTGATGACGCCGCCCTCTGACCGTGCATCTATGCGGCGCTGAAAGGATACCCGCCGCATGGCTCACGTTCGAAAGGTCACGCATCCGCCGCGCCGCGACGGCAGCGTCAAGACCAGCTGGCGCGCGACCTGGCTAGGCCAGGACGGCAAGCGCCAGTCCAGGAACTTCGCCCGCAAGAAGGATGCGGACGCGCACCTGTCCGAGGTCAACGCGGGCCGCATCGGCGGCTCGGCGTCCATGACCATGCTCGACCTCGCCGATCAGCACATCCGTTACTTCGATGGTCTGGTGAAGGCGGGCAAGCGCGCGGCCGTCACGCGCGACGCCTATCAGATGATCCGCGAACGCATGGCCACCGGCGATCCGGCCTTCGCCCGCAGGCGTCTCAATGACCTGCGCGCCGTCGACTGCCAGAACTTCCTGGACGATCTCTTCGCCCGCACCGGCTCCAGCGATCAGGCCGTCAGGTCCCGCCGCGCTCTCGTCACCTGGTGCCGCTTCGGCATGCGCAAGGGATGGCTGAACGCAAATCCGGCCCAGCCCTGTGTCGTGGAACGGGAAGCCGCCGCCCGCGACGGCGAACCGTCCTTTGAAATCCCCGACAAGGCCACGCTGGCCGACCTGCTGAAGGCGGCGGCCGAGGGCGATCACGCCATCCGCGACACGGCCGTCGTGCGGTTGCTGATGTTCGGCGGGTTCCGGATATCGGAACTGCTGGGGGCGGCCGACGACGCGGCCGTCCTCCGACCGCAGGGCATGACGCTCAAGGTGCGCGAGAAGCTGGATCGCCACTACAATACGCTCGACCCCCTGAAGACGGCCAAGAGCCGTCGGGACGTGCCGCTTGGCCAGGCCGCCGCCCTCGCGGTCCGGGCGTGGCGTTTGTCACGCGGTCCCGCTCGCGCCTTCACCCATCAGGACGGCAAGTATCAGACGCGCCGCGTCTCCGGCCGCCTCTTCCCAGACCCGCGCACCGGCGCCGGGGTCTGGGGCTACAACGAGTTCGTGAACGACTGTTGGCTCCCGCTCATGCGCCGCGCCGGTCTGGTCCAGACCCTGCCCGACAGCAAGGGCAAGAACCGGCCAGTCCAGGCCTTCGGCCCCCACATGCTCCGCCACGTCGCCGTCAGCCTGTGGCTGGCGCAGAAGCCGCGCCCGTCGATCAAGAAGGTGCAGGAGCTTGTCGGCCACGCCACGCTTCAGATGACCATGGACCTCTACGGCCACCTCTGGACGGATGAAGACGAGGACGCCGCCATCGCCCAGGCAAGCGAACGCCTGATCGGCTGAACATCCCGAGAACCTTGCGGCGCTCTCGCGGCGCTCGGAGCGTCCGGAAGAAATGGGAAAAACAGGGAAAACGTCGGGAATTCAATGAGAAAGCGAGAGCGCCGCAAATCGGCGTTTTCAGGCCCCAAATGGGGCTAAGTCACTGAAAAGTCAGGTGGTGCCGGTGGTCGGACTCGAACCGACACTCCTTGCGGAACCGGATTTTGAGTCCGGCGCGTCTACCAATTCCACCACACCGGCACGGCCTGGCTCAAGGCGGCGCAATCTAGCGACGG